CGATGACGACCTTGACGATCGTCGACACGCCGTTGCGCGTGGTCTGGTAGATGACCCAGTAATAGCCGCCCGAATACACCGCGTCGGGAAACAGCCCGTTGCCGCTGATCTGCTGCCGCACCGCCGCAATGGGCCCGCGCCGCTTCGTCCTGACCGCGCCGAATCCGCCGATCACGTCGGTCGACCATGCGTTCGCCTGCGGCGAATAGCACGCCGCCGGGTGGTCGCCGACGCCCGAGAAGGATACCAGGTCGCCTCGTAGCGTGCCGAGCGCCCAGGACGGCGGGAGCGAGCCGCCAGGACCGATCAGACCCGTGCCCAGGAAGCGCGTGCCGTTGCGCTGGATGACCTCACCAATGCGACCCGGGCGAACGTTCTGGAGCTCGTCGGACTTTCCGATCGGCAGCAGCTTGCCGTCCGTGCCGGTGGCGATCCCGCCGGCCAGCGGGACTGTGAGCCGCTGCTTGTTCACTGAACGCCCGCCCAGCTTGCGGTCGAGCCCCGATGTGGGCAGAATCTTAGCCCATGAGAACCTTGCTGCTGGCGACGGTCCTTTCCCTGGCGGTTGGCTGCGCGGAAGCCCCGGTCGACACGGTTCCAGCCGCGCCGGCGGTCGATGGGCTGCATTCGGCCAGCCTCGTCGGCTCTTGGCGTGTCGATGACGGCACCGGCGGTCGCTGGACGCTCAACTTCTCCGCTGACGGGACCTGCGGGTACTCCTCGACGACCGCAGACGGAACTGGCGCGGTGGCGTGCAACTGGTCGAACACGCCCAGTACGCTGACGTTCGTCTCGCCCGGCTGGGGCGTGCTGCCGGCGGGCTGGGCGGTCCAAGGACAGACGCTCACGCTGACCAGCTGGTTCGCCGGCGACTGGACTCGCGTCCCGTAGCATCAGAACACCGCCAGCGTCAGCGTCGTAGCCTGGTTGCACGCCAGCACGGCGTAGTTCCCCGGGTCGGTCTCGTTGGTGGGCGTCGTCAGGTCGGCGAAGGAGATGAAGACGCCGTTCTTGACCACCAGCCAGCCTTGCGGCACGCGCCCCAGCCCGTGGTAGACGCGCAGCGTGGGCGGGAAGGCCGGGAAGGCGATGGGCTGCAGGACGCGCAGGCCCGCGAGCGGGTTGGCCTCGAGCGCTTGGATCGCAATCTCCAGCCGGTTGATCAAGTCCTGGTTCTGGTCGTCGCCGAACCTGGGTAGCGCGGTGTTGCCCATCAGGGATATCCCCAACCGCCGCCGGACAGATCTTCGACGTCCGCGAGCTGCGCCGCCTGCGTGTCGTCGCGCTCGTACGAGTTAGTGACCTCGGCCTTCAGGGTGTTGATCCGCTTGATGTAGGGATCGTTCGAGGTCTCCTCGATGTTCAGCGCCGAGCAGGCCGCCAACAGCACGATGGCCTCGATGTCAGGCTCGAGCACCGCATCCAGAGGATCCGTGTCGGTCGGCGTCGCCCATTTGTAGGCCGCGCCGCGGTAGTAGACGCGGTAGGGGCCCGAGGAGGCCTCATAGGGCGTCACCGTCAGGATGTTCGAGCGGATGTCGTATCGGCGCTGCGGGCAATACTGCGACGGCACCCAGAAGCCCACGCCGTCGTTGCGCTGCTGGAAGTTGCGCCCGCGGATCGTGAGCCGCTGCCCCGTGTCCGGGTACAGGTCGAGGCCGTGCAGCGAGCGGAAGCGCGTGTAGACGTCGTTCACGACCCACGTCTGCAGCCCCTGGGTCACGCTGTCGACGGTGCCGCCGAAGCTCGTCAGGATGCACGGGTCGTTGGCCAGGGTGACGCCGCCGGTCGGGGTGACGATGGCGCCGACCTGCACCTCGTTCAAGCCAGCCTGATCGAAGTCGCTGGCCCGCGTCAGCACGAACGAGCTTCCGGCGCTGCCGGTGTTGCTGACGATGTAGATGCCGTTGTTCTGCGACGCCGCCTCGTTCTTGATGAGCACGCGCGACAAGACGATCGGACCCACGCCGTCAATGACCAGCGTCCCGTTGCCGTTCTCTGTGAGCGTCTTCCCCGGTCCTGAACCAGCTGCGGTGCACGTCGGTAGCGCGGCGACGCTCGCCAGGGTCACGGTGAACGCCAGGTCGAGATTGAACTGCGACCCGGTGGCCCCGCCGACCAGCGTGAAATCGAGCTGCTGGAAGTATAGGTACGGGTCGAGAGCGGTGCGGAACTTCCACCAGCTCTCGACCGCCCAATTGATGAACGTGACCCAGTCGGTGTCCGCGATCGCCAGGTTGCGCCGGTTGTTGCTTACCAACTTGGCCTGGTCGATCAGGGCAGCGACGGCAACCGACATGGGTTACCCGCAGGTGTCGCGCAGTTGCTTGTACGCCTTCAGCGCCTCTTCGGGCGTGCCGTCCTTCAGCGCGCCCTGGAACTCCTCCATGGCGCCCACCTCGGCCTCTTCGTCACCGCCCTCGGAGTCCTCGCCCATGTCTTCCTCGGGGCTCTCCATGTCGCCCGACTTCTTGGACGACTTGGGCGGCCCCACCAGTACTGCGATGTCGTGACCCTTCATCTCAGAACTCCTGGGCCGCGAACTCGTAGTGGATGCTCAGGCCAGATCCGACGTTGGTGTCGACTCCGCTGGATGCCAGGATGGCCTGCAGCGTGGCGGTACCCGCGTTGGATCCCGCCTGTCCCTGCACCAGGTTGGCGTTCGTGTTGCCGAATGACGTCGTGTCGGGCCGGATGACCATCGCGCTCAGGAAGCGCACGCTTCCCGCCTTGTAGACCCGATCGAAGGTCAGGTCGTAGCGCCCGGCCGCGGCGTTCTTGACCGCCGTGCAGAGCTCGCTGACCTGGCTGGTGATCGCGCCGGCGGCGCCGATGAGGATGGTCCCGGTGATCGAGACCTCCGAGCGTCGGCCGGTGCCGCGCTGTGGTTGCTTTTGCCTGACTGCCATGTTCGTCCTCTTTCAGAGGCGGTGCCGGCGGGGCGCCCTTGCGAGCGCCACCGCCAGCAGCCGGCTCAGGCCGCGCGGATCCGGAGGCACGCGGGGTGGTTGCTGATCTTCAGCGCCGCCTGCTGGAACAGGCGGATTTCCCAGGCCGCAGCGTTCGAGACGCGGCCCATCTGGTTCTTGTCCCCGAAGTTGTCGATCATCGGGGCGTCGCCGATCGAGCGGAACACGACGTTGGCGGGGTCGAAGCCCCACACCTGGAGGTCGTTGGTCAGCTTGTCGACGTTCAGGTAGGCGTCGCAGGTGCCGTCGCTGTAGAAGTGCACGCGCTTGGCGTTGCCGACCACGCGCTCCTTGGTGTCGCCGTCGTAGCGAACCGCGTTTTGCATGTCGAGCGCGAAGGCCGCGAAGTTCGCCCGCGAGCAGAACAGCTCGAGGTGCGTGGCCCCGCCGATGGTGCTCGACTCCTGGACGCCGTTGATGATGGCGCCCAGCAGCGACCCGCCCGAGCTGGCATCGAAGTAGGTGCCGTAGGTGCGCGGGTTGAGCGAGCGGTTGACGCCGCCCAGGGTGATGACCGTGGCGTCGGAGATGGCCGACTGGCGGTCCGGGATGTGGGCGTCCATGCCGATCCACACCTGGCGGGTGGGGGTGGCGCTGTTCTGGCGGCAGCCCGCGATGAACGCGAAGTCGCCGTTGACCGCCGAGACGCCAGCGAGGGTGCCGTCCAGGGTCACGAGGCCGCTGGAGTAGTCGACCGAGAGCACCGTGCGGATGGTCGCCGAGCGCAGGACCGCGGTGTTCAGCGTCGAGGAGAAGACCAGGGGCATGCCCTGGACGATCTTCGGCGAGTCCGACAGATTGCCGGTGACGCGGTTCGCGACGGTGAACGTCGACCCCGAGACGCCCGCCAACTGGCAGACCTCGCCCCAGCCCTGCCCCTGGAACAGGACGCCGTTGAAGTGCGCCATCGCGGCGAGCTTCTTCTTCATCTTGACGCTGATTGCCGACTGCCAGGCGCTGTCGTTGTTGCGCGTCTTGTTGATGACGGCCGTGGTCAGCTGCGCCACCTCAAAGGCCGCCATCCAGGGGAACTGGTACTGGTTGCCGATCGTCGGGCTGGTGTTGATCGCCTGGTTCTGCGAGACGGTGAAGTCGGCCGAGGCGCCGAAGTCGTCGTCGTCGTCTTCCAGGTACGTCAGGAAGTCGCCGCCGCCGTCGGTGCTCTTCGTCACCGCCTTGAAGGACGGGGACGTCCGCGACGTCATGGAGTTGTCGATGTACTTCGCGTCGAACTTCCGCTTGATGTAAGCGGCGAATGCGGTTTCGGTAAGCATCTGCGAGCCTCCTGGCCGGCGCTACGCGCTCAGCTCAGCTCGCCGGCCTGTCGCATCTCTGCGTTGATCCGGCGGTCACGTTCCTCTTCGGTCTCGGTCGCGTTCTCCCGTTTCGACGGGGCCGCCGAGCTCGATCGGTTCGTGATGGTTTTGCCCTTCACTCCGGCGTTGGGCTTCGCCGCCGGAGGAGTGCCCGTTTTTACGCTCGGGCGAGCGGTGAACTTTTTCGACTTCGCGACCTGCTCGGTCAGCCGACCTTCGATCAGGTCCGCCATCGCGAACACCTTGTCGTCGGGGACGCTGCCGTACTTCGCGTTGTAGGCGACGATCGCATCCCACAGCTGCACGCGGCCGATGTCGGTCAGCACCAGGTCGAAGCGCTCGGGATCCTTGGCCAGCGCGTCCTGCACCGCGGCCTGCGACCGGCGGGTGTTCTCCGCGACCACCTGCTCGCGCTCGCGCTGCTCCTTCTCGTCGAGGCGGCGGCGCAACTCGGCGACCTGCGGGTCGACCCGGGGCGGCTCGGCGGTGCCGGGGTCCTTGGCGACCATCTCGGCGAACTGCTTGAACGTCAGGTCGGCGCCCAGCACGCGGCGAAGCGCGGTCATCGGCTCCGTCTTGAACTGGTTCGCGAACTCCTTGTACGTCGTCAGCTCGGCGGTGATGCGCTGGCTCTGCGCGCGCACGTCGCCCACCTCGCGCTCACTGCGCCGGGCGGCAGCCATGGTCTTGTTGGCGAACTTCTGGCCGAGGCGGCGCAGCTGGTCGTCCGAGAGCTGCTTGGCCAGCTCGTCGACCGTCTGGTCCTTCAGCGCCTTGGGCGGCTCGTCGGCCGGCGGCTTCTCGCCTTCCTCGGCCTCTTCCTCTTCGGGCTTCTCCTCGACGGCGCCCTCGGCCTCGTTCGCGGCCCTGGCGGCAGCGACGGCTTCGGCCTCGTCATCGACGACGGGTTCGTCCTCGGCGGGCTCGGGCTCGTCAACCTCGGGCGCCTCTTCCTCTTCGCCGGCCGGCGGCACTGCATTCGCGGCTTGGGTGGCCATTCACCCAAGGCCCAAGCGGTCCCGCGGCTACGCTGCTGCGGCCTGAGGCGCAGGGGCGGGCGGTGGAGCATTGGCGGAAACGCCATTGGTCGCTGCCGGCGGCGGCGAGGCGATGGCGGCGTTCGCGCGGTTCACCTGACGCAGGTAGCGGCGCAGCTTCTCAACGTTCTTGTCTGGCACGCCGTCTTCCTCGGCTTGGTTCAGCAGCTCGAGGCCAATCTCCATGGCGAGCTTGTAGTTGGTGAACTCGTCGGGCGGCGTGAGCGCGGCGCCTTCGTAGAGCGCCTCGTCCATCTTGCGTTCCAGGTTGCGGCGCGCGCTGACGGTGGCGTTCGTGCGCCCGTCGATATCCAGGTCCTGCCATGCCTCTGCGAGCTGGTCGGGAGTCCACACGCCCATGTCGACCATGTCCTGCCCCTCGGCCTTCAGGCCCTCGGGCGTCATCGGGACGGGCGACGCTGGCTTGACGCTGATCTTGTAGTCGCCCTCGTCGATGGCGACGTCTTCCCAGTCGAGGCGCTTCAGCGAGCGGTCGACGCGCGCCACCACCTGATAGCCGCGCTTCTTCTCGGCCTTCTCGCCGCGCTTCTTGGAGACCTCGTCATCTGGCTCCTCGGCGATGTCCTTGGCGATCGAGAGCGCGACCTTCATCAGGTCGATGTGAAGGTCCTCGTACCGCTGCTGACGCAGGCTGTTGCGGCCATCGACGCTCTTCTTGGCCTCGCGTCGTGCAGCGCCTGACGCATCCAAGCCGGCCTCTGACGCGCCCTGCGACGACTGCAGGTTGACGCCCAGGTCCTCGAAGATGCGCTCGCCGTCGTCCTTGATCTGCTGGTACAGCTCGGGCGAGGCCAGGCGGAACATGATCTGCTGCGGCGGGTTCGGCCCCATGCCCTCCCAGACGGTCCACATCTCATTCGAGAACTGCCCCTTCTTCATCTGGGCGTTCTTGTCGACGTACAGGTGCGGCGCGTGGCCGAGCTTGGTGCTGCGCTCGATGCGGTAGTCGTTCGCGTTGATGCGGATCTGCAGGTCGCGCGCCTGCGTCATGAGGCTGTTGCCCCACGACCCGGTGAAACGCTCCTCGACGGCGAAGAACACCAGCTCATGAAAGTTCTTCTCGTACTGCTCGACGACCAGGTCGCCGCCCTCGGTGTCGATGGCGATGATGTGCCACCCGTCCTCAGCCTCTGGCCCGGTCGGCAGCGTCCAGCTCTCGAACACGAGGCGCTGGTCGATGGGTGTGCCGCTGGTGCGCACCTCCTTGGCGGCTCGAATCTTGGCGTCCAACTCGGGCGTGCCACCGAAGTCGGCGATGATGTTCGCCAGCGGCATGGGGCGCTCGCGGTAGATGGTGCGCGGCACGCCATCGACGAAGCCGTCACTCGGGTCGATCGCAAGCTCGGTCGGCAGCACGCGCTGGCCGTCGACCTTGTTGCCGCGGCGGAAGAACTGCCAGATGCCCACGCCGCTCTCGAACACGGCGCTGTCCATGAACATGCGGCGCTTGAGCCTCGAGAACTGCAGCTCATCGGCGAGGCCGTCGCTGAAGTTCTGCATCTTGCGGGACCGGCGCCGCGTCTTGTAGTCGCCGTTGATGACCTCGAAGCGCGCCCGCGTGTCGGTGCTGGCCACCTGCGACGCCAGCGTGTCGATTGCTGCCTTGGCCCTGTTGTTCTTGCTGTTCTCGGTCGGCGCCACCGCACCGCGCCCGCTGTCCACGAACTGCTCGTTGAACAGGTCGTAGAGCATCAGGTCGTTGTTCTTCGAGTAGAGCCGCAGGTTGAACAGGTCGTAGTCGCGGCGGTCCTTCTCGCTCGAGAGCTGGCTGATCAGCTTCTTCGTGGCGATCATGCGCCGCGCGCGCTCGTCAGGCTCGAGGTCTTCCTCCCAGAGCGCGAGCGACTGCACGCCGGCTTCAGCCACTGGCTGCCTGCTTGCGGCGCGCTATCGGGTCGAAGGCGCCCGGGGGGAGCGGCTCCTCGGGCTCGGGCTTGTCGGTGTCGTCGTCCACCAGCGCGGCACCCGGCGCTGGCCCCAGCGTCACCTTGAACAGACCCAGCGCGGTGGGCACCTCGGCCGACGTTGCGCCCCGGTCCCGCAGGACGTCGAGTAGCGCTGCGACCTCGGACGGATCCATTCGTCCTTAGCCCAGGCGGTCCCACGGGGCGAGCATTGGCGTTTCCGCCATTGCTTCGAGCTAACTACGCGACATCGCTGTACTCGTCATTTTGAAACTCGCCGTCGCCGCTGTACTCGTGCTGCACGGCGCGATTCTCAAGGGCCAGCTGCTCGGCGCGGCGGATGCCTTCGAGGTACCGGTCGTGGTCGGTCAGCGGCGGGCGGAACGAGTCGAAGTACGCCTGCAGTCCGTAGCGTGCGGCGTCGGCGGCGTCAGGGTGGCAGATGGCCGACCAGCTGTAGCGCCCCTGGATGCGGGCGTCGCGGTCCCACTGCGCGCGCTGCAGGTCGTGTTCGAGCGCCGAGCCGATGCGGATGCGCGCCTGTCCCTTGGCGAGCAGGTCGGCGAACCGCGACACCTGGCCGGGCAGATCGGCCTTCACTGCGGCCTTGATGACGGGGATGCCGTAGTCGCGAGCGAACAGGTCCAGCGTCATCTTAGAGCCGCCCGCGTCGTAATACCAGGCATGCGGATCCCAGCGCTCTCGGATGCGCCCCAGTTCGGCGCCTATCTGCGCCCAGGTCGTGCCGGCGTTGCGCTCGGTGACCCATTCGTAGACGTGATAGACGGCGTGCTCCTGCTCGCCCCAGCCCCACACCTGGATTGCGGTGCGGTCGCGCGTGCCAGGGTCGATGCCGACGGCGAACATGCTCAGGCCCTCGGGTGGGTCGCCTTCGTAGCCTGCGCGCGCGCGGTCGTAGCGAAACGCGCTCTCGCTCAGGTCGACCTCGAACAGGGCCAGGTACTCGCGCTTGAAGTACGCCGATTCCCGCGTGAGGCCCATCGCCGCAAGCTCGTCGTCGATCAGCGTCTCAACCGCCGCGAAGCTGGGCACGCGGTCGTTGTCGCGGTAGTCGAACCGGTGCTGCTCGAAGTGCGCATTCTCGGTGATCTCGAACCACGTCCCCGCGCGGCCCGCCAGCGATGGCGTGCCCATCACGCACAGCGTCCCCGACATCGGGCGCAGACCGGGTCGCACCGCCTCGATCATGGTCTTGAGCTTGTCGCTGCCGTAGATGCCCGCCTCGTCGATGAGCACCAGCACCAGGTTCGGGATGCCGCGCAGCCGGTCGATCAGCCGGTCTGTGTCGGCGCCCATGAAGTAGACCCGGCTGCCGTTGGGGAAGCCGATGGTCATCTCGGCATAGTTAGGGTCGCCGCCGAGCGCGTGAACGCGGTTGTGCTCCACCGCTGGCAGGAACGCCATGCGCTTGCAGCTGGCATAGGTGCTGGTCACGTACACCACGTTCACCTGCGGCGTGTCGGCTGCGATGAGAGCGCAGGCCAGCGCGCCTCCATGGCTCTTGCCGCTCTGCCGGCCCGCCAGCGCGCAGACGTTGCGGACCTTGCGCAGGACGAGCGTGCGCACCAGCGATGCCTGCCGGCGGTGGCAGACGCGGTCCAGGTCGATGCTGCGCGGCTTGGCTGCCTCGAGACGCCCGCGTCGTGCGAGTTCGCGCTCGACGTCCTTGAGCAGCCGCGCCGGGGTCACGTCAGTGTGCCAGCCACCACGCGAGCGCCGCCAGCCCGCCAACGGCTCCCAGCGCAATGGCGCGGGCGAAGAAGCGGTCGATGCTTTCATGCCCCTCGGCCATCATCTCCCTGTACTGCTCCAGCCGGGCGCGACGAATCGCGGGAGGCGCCGAGCGAACCGACGTCCAACGGCGCATCACTGCCTCAGCTTCTCGCGCAGATACGCCAGGGCCTCAGAGGGCGCGTCGCTCAGGTCAATCTCGAGGTCCTTGACCGGCCCCATGACGCGGTCGAGGTACAGCCCCATGAACCGAGAGTCGGCCTTCAGCGAGATGTCGACGCCGCCGTCCTCATCGACATGGTGGATGATCTCACCCAGCGCCAGCGCCTTGAGCCGCCCGAACACCTCGCGCATGTTCGAGACCGTGCGGTGCTCCTGGTCCAGCATCGCCTCAATCTCGCGCAGCTTCTTGGGCTTGCCGCCCGGGTTTCCGCTCACGCCCGGTGGGAACGGCTTTCCGATGACGGGGCGCTCAGTGGCGCTCTTTTCAGCGCTCATTTGCCCTTCTTCTTCGCCTGACGCTGCTTGCTGTAGCCGATAGCCACCGCCTGCTTCACAGGGCGACCGGCTGCAATCTCACGCCGCGTGTTCTCAGCGCGCGCCTTGTTCGATGACAGGTTGACGAGCGGCATCACTCCACCGGCGGCTGCACGCGGTCAGCGAAGGCGATCTTCCCCCACGTGATGGTCCTGATGACGTCTCCGTACCGCACATCGATGCCGCCGGTGTGCGGCGTGCCGTCGATGTCGGTCAGGTGGTCGGTCGGCATACCCCTGTTGGGCGGGCGCTCGGCGGAGCGCAGTTGGATCAGCTTGTAGCGATACGGCAAGGACTTCATCGGGTTCCTTTCTTCAGACGGCGTCTGTCTCGCGACGCCTGCGTAGCTTCTGGGAGCATGGACGGGCGCTCAGCTCTCCTTCGGCCTGCCGGTGCTCGGCTGGCCCCAGCCATGGGTTCGGCGGCCCTGGATGCTGGAGGCGAACGCGGGCGATGACCGCCATGATCTTCGACCGCGCCCCTGGCCGTCCGCTGGCCAGGAAGCGCTTGGTGGCGCTGTCACGGTGCTGCACGCGGGCCGCGGTCTGCGCTACCAGTGCGGTCAGCCTGCGCGTCGATACGCCTTGCGCGTAGTGGCGCCAGATGGCGCGCTCGTGGTCGTTCTGCCACCTGTGGTCACGCAGCACCCGGTACGCCCAGGTCTGCCACGTCTCGACGGCGTCAACGTGGGCCTCAAGCTCCACCGCGGTCATCGCGCGGAACTTGCTGGGCAGCGCATTGCGCTTGCTGGCGACCCCGAGGCCATCAGCCTCAAGCACCCGTTCCCAGTGTGCCGTTTCTTCCCCGTGCACACCTAAGCCCTAGCACGATCAGTCTACTTAGTCTATCGGTTTAGTAGGGTATTCAGGAATTGAAAGTGACTTGCAATTACATCGTGTGGGCGCAACTGGATCTACCACTCCGGATCAGACCAGAGGCTAGTAGGCGTTGCTTTGTCGACGGCGGGTTGCAGGCAGGCTACGGGCGACGACACGGTTGCTGCGCTGGAGATCCGAATGGGCCTGGGGCGTCCCTGAATCGTGCGCCCCTCCCCTCCAGGCTGTGCCAATCGCCCCTGAGGTTCCGCCCGCACGGTTGCCGGCGCTACGACCTTGGGCCTTCTGCTCTGTGTTCCGCGGCTTCAGGGATCCGCTTTGCGCTTCCCCGCCGTCTATGTTCTTGCTCGGTCCCGTTCTCCATCTCGCATCGAACAGCCGCAGCGACGTAAAGCAAAGGCCGCTGTCAGGCCCCTGCTCTTTGCTGATCGGCTCCGTTCCGTTGACGGCCTGGTAGTTCCAGCCATCTCGAATCTCAACCTCGGTGCTCGCGTCGCGCAGTGCTCCAGCCACCTTCTCGGCGGCGAGAGCGCACATGCCGCCGTTGACCACCTCGCGGCGCCCGTCGTCGTTCACGCGCACCACGCGCCAGATCACTCGTCGTCGTCCCCAAAAAGCGCCATCCCGTAGCACTGCCTCAGCTGGTCGCTTAGGCCCCTAGTAGGGGCGCAGGCTTTTATCAGTCCGCACGCTTCGCAAAGCAGGCGGCCAATTTCTTCACCTTCGCCTTCGACGAGCTTCTCGTGTTTGCATTTCGCCATCTTCCGGTAGTCGGTCGCGCCAGTCATCACCGCCGTTCCTTCGCCCGCCGCCACCCGAACTCCCTGCACACGCGCTCCATGCGCTCGTCGTCGCTCTCCTCGGCGTTGCGGCTGTCCCGGTGCGCGCTGCAGTGACGCGTTACGGTAGCGCCCGCCGTGGTCAGCAGCAGTGTGTTGCAGCCGTTGTAGAGGCAGGTGCGGGTCATTCTCCCTCCGGACTCGCCCAAAGGAGCTGGCCACGAATCCACGTCGGGTCACGCTCGATGATGCTGTCGACGATCCGCTCGCATTCTGGGCAACCGACGAGCCATCCGCTTCCAAGGCGGTGGTTATGCCCGCGGCGCACGTCGCCCAACGGAGGCGTGCAATAGGCCGTCTCCCAGCCATCCGCCTCGATCAAAACGGCACCACCTGCGCCCCGACGTTCCGCGCCTCGAACCGCCCCCGGTGCGCGGCAATCTGCGTCTCGTCCCACTCGCGCATCGCCTTCCGCCACGGGTCGCGCGGGAACCACTTGGGCCGCCTGAACACGCCGTCAGTGCTGTCGTGGTCGCGGTGGCAGTGCGGGCACAGCGGGACGCAGCAGTCGTCGTCGCCGTGCTTCAGCCCCATGCCTCCGACGCCAACGTGCGCGAGCTGCACGCCCTCGATGCCGCACAGGCAGCACGGCTGCGTCGCAAGCCAGGCGCGGTAGGCTTCATGCTGCTCGGCGTTGTGTTCCTGGTGCCGGGTTTGCCGCCGGCGCTTGATGGGTGAGCGCCTCATGCTGCCCTCCTTGCCGATCGGTCTCCGGCCAGTTCTGTCCGCCCGCTCGCGCACCGCCAGCACAGCCACTTTCCCGCGCGCATCTCCCACGACGTTGCTACCGTGCGCCCGACGTAGGGCCGGTCTTCCTCTTCGAGCGCGCGCGTTGCACCGCACCCTGCGCCGTCGCAGGCGAGCAGCAGTGCTGGCGGCTTGCGCTTCGGTGGCGGGCCGGACATCAGCGGCGCCACATCGGCCGAGAGCTTCGCCAGCGCTTCCTTGAAGCTGCACCGCTCGATCGCCATCACGAACGTGAACACGTCGCCCTTCTCTCCGCATGCCCAGCAGTTGAAGATCCACGTGCCTTCGGTCGTCAGCTTCATGCCGAACGACAGGTGCTCACCCCCGTGGATCGGGCACTGCGCGCGGAAAGCGTCGCGGCCCGCCTTGACCACCTTGCGATCGGCGGGCATCAGGCTGGGCAGATGGACCCGCGCCTTGACGTCGGCGGCCTCGACCCGTCGCGCGGCGTTCATCAGTCGACCTCGCGTCGCGCTTCGGCCATCTCGCGTGCTGTCGGCAGGCACGGCCCGCACGGCAGCAGCAACTCGCATCGCGGGCAGCGGCCAGCGATCGACATCAAGCTGTCGATCGCTGGCCGGCTTCGGCCCCAGCGCCTTGACGCGCACGCGGCTAGCGTTGTTGCGGATGCGGTTCTTGAGCCTGCAGCCGTCGCACATCGAGCGCCCTTCGCTCGGCGGCTTGCCGCACCAGCCGCACATGCCCTTGGACCGATACGTCATCCAACCGTCGCTCATGCTGTCCCTCCCTGCTTTGCGTTTCTGCTGCTCTCGATCAACACCCGCTCAACTACGTCCCTGGACGGCGCGCGCCTCACCCGCTGGCCCTTGGCCCACGCGACAGGGCAGGCGTAGAGCAGGTCGGCCGCCTGCTGGAACAACAGGTCGTGCGGCAACCCGAGCTTGCTCAGTTGCAGGCGCTGCGAGTACGTGGCCTTTCCATCGGCCATCCACTTGTCAGCCTGTGCGCGCATCTTCGACGCCTCGCCCTTGCTGATGTCCTCTGGCAAGTGCTGGCCGCGAAGCCACATCTTCTGCGCCAGCGTCGCGGGCTCCTTCGTCCACGCCGGCGCGTGAGCCTTATACGCCGCTCGGTCGTTCACGCCCGCCGCTCGGAACGGGTCGAACGTGCCAGACTCGCTCTTGATCTTCGCCAGCGCCGCCAGCCGGGCCAGCCGGTCATACTCGCCGCGCTTCCAAGCCTTCGCCTCTTTGATGGCGTCGGTGACGGTGGTCTGCGGATCGTCGCGCAGCTTCTTCTCGGCACGAGCGCGAACGTCGCCGTCGAGGTCGCGCTCAAGGCTCGTCGGTGAGCACACCTTGTGTTTGCCGGCGTCTCCGGTGATGTCGAGCAGGAACATGTTGGGCTTCTTGCTCGCTGCGATCGCGGCTACCCGTTCCTCGGCCGTGGACAGTTCGCCAATGCCCGCCACCGGCCGCACGCCGCGTCCGATCTGCTGCATCCACGTGCCCCAGTCCTCGGTCAGCCGGCCGAGCACGATCGCGTCGCACCAAGGCGCGTCGTAGCCGTAGAGGTAGATCCCGCAGTTCGTGATCCCGCCGATGCTTCCTTCCTCGCAGCCCCGTTGGATGCGGATCCGCTCGGGCTGCGGCGTCTTCGCGTCGACCGACTCAATCCAGCCGGGCCGGCGTTCGTTGAGGAACTTCGCGATGGCGTGCGCGCTGGCAACGCCAGGTGTGTAGATGATCGGCCGCCGGTCGCGGCAGTGCTGCCAGACGTACTCAGCGATCGGAGCGGACACTTTGAGGATCGCTTCCTCCAGCGCACCGATCTGCAGGTCGCGCACGCCCTGGGCGTTCTTCGCGCTCTTGATGCCCGAGATGTCCAGGTCGGTGATCCGCTCCGACCTGCAGACGAACGGCACCGCGAAGCCGTTCTCAATGCCCCAGGTCAGCGTGCGCTCGTAGATGACCTCGCCCGTGGTCGGCGTTGCCGAGAGGCCGATGACCTTCGCTCGCGGGAAGTGCGCAAGGATGGCCTTTGCCACCTCGCTGTCCCAGAACTGGCATTCGTCCCAGACGATCAGCCCGAAGGCGTTGGGATCCATCTTCAGGAGGCGATCGTCCTTCATCGTTTGGAGCGATCCGACAACGACCCGCTCCCCATCTGCCCGCCACTGCGCCTGCTCGCGCCCGACGTGGAACGAGCCGAGGGTCTGTGCCAGCCGCCGCTTCGCGTCCTCGATCAAGACGGTGCGATTGGTCACCCACAGGCAGCGGTCGCCCGGATTCTCGGCCAGCCATTCGTCGATGGTCGCAATGGCGGTCCTGGTCTTGCCGCTGCCGGTGTGCGTGGCCACGACGCCGCGGCCCGTGCCGCCGCGGATGTGCTCCAGCGCCGCCGCTACAGCCTCTTTCTGGTAAGGCCGGAGCCCGTGGCGATCGACCAGTGCCCTTGCCCCGCCCGTGCCGGCGAAGTCGAGCATCAACGCCTCAGAACGCATCGGTGTCGTCGACAGGCTCGAAGTCGATGGACAGTTCGTTGCCTGACTCGTCCTCGATGCGCAGCGCCTTCGGCGGCGAGTAGCGGCCGACCTTCTGCAACGGCGGCGTTTCCTGGTAGCCCTGCGCGTAGAACTTGCGCACCTCAGACGCAACGGTCGGCACAGCGCCTTCATCACCCAGCGCCTTCCGTACGACCCACAACGCCGCATCCAATGCCGCCTGGACTGACATGGCCTCGCCCTTCGCCAGCAGCGGCGCTATCTCGGCCTGCGCGTCCCGCAGCAGCCGCTCGACGTTGACCAGCCGGTCGCGCGCTGGCGTCGGGCAGTTGCACGGCGTGCCGGCGAACTGGGCATAGCCGCACTTGTCGCAACTCCATGTTCCAGCCGGGGGCTCGTTGGGGGCGGGCGCCGTGACCGCCGGGCCTGAACGCGGAAGCTCTTGAGCGCCCGCCCCCTTCTCACCCTCGTCTGCCGGGTTCGCCGCGGGAGCAGGAGGGGCGGCGGTTGGCTGTCCCGGTGTCGAATCTTTGGCCCGAGAGGCCGGGAACTGGCGCCCATCGGCGGCCTGGCGGGTTGGAGCAATGGCGTTTCCGCCAATGCTCTCCTCCCTGACGCGCGCCACCAACTCGTGCCCGGCATGGGCAGCGGCGGCGATGCGGCGGTCTGTCCAGGTGACCCACTCGGGGTCGGCGAGCATCGCCTCGATGGCGCGGCGCTTGTCGGCGTTGCTGCGCGGCAGCCCGTGCGTGGCGTTGGCCCCGATGGCGTCGAGCAGGGCCTCGCGCTGTCCGCCAATCTTGCGCTCGACTTCGATGGTCTTCCACCCACTGCGCAGCGAAGCCTCGATGCGGTGGAAGCCGTCTGACAGCCAGAGCGTCTTGTTGTCGTCGAACACGCGCACCGGCGGCAGCTTCATGCCCGCCTTGATCGCCTCCGCGTAGGCGGCCACGGTCGCCTCGTCGAGGGCCGCGCGGATCTGCGTGCCGCCGTCACGGCGGATCGAAGCGATCGGGGCTGTGAAGGTTTTCACGGCGCCGCCTTGATGGTGCTGGGGTCGATGTCGGCGGGCATGCAGATCACGACGAGTTCGCCGGTCTCATCAATGCCGCCCAGCGGGTCGAGCTTCGCGGTTCCAAGGCGAACGACGCTGTACCCATCCAGCAGCCGAGCCATGCGCTCGAACACCACGCACCGGCCGCCCCTGGCCGAATAGATTCTGACGTCGATCCTATCGCCCCCGGTCGGGTAGGGGTTGAGACCACGGCGGATCTCCTTCGCGGCATACTGCTTCTTCGACAGCCACAGTCCGCGCCACGCTTCAGCCTGTTCTCGTGTCAGCCAGGGCTGCCAACGCGCCTTCATCGTCCCGTCGGCCTTCGCGGCCCATGCCCGGTTCGTGATCCAGCCTTCGCCAAGGCGTCCAATGCCGTCGAAGTTCTCGCCCTTCGGCGCCGCACGAAGAAGCTCCGAGGTAATCACGCTGCCCTCCGCGCGCGCCCCGCCTGGATGCCCACGACCAGGTTGCGCGTCTCGGCCTGCACCGACATCGTCAGCCGCGCCCGGTCGGCCTCGCTCAGCGCCGCCCCGACGACGCCCGCCAGCATCGTCGACATCACCAGATCAGCCGACTCGCTGCGGCTCAGCCCGGCAGCCAGGGCCGCGCGGAACGTCTCGACCATGGCCAGCCGGACGCGATCGGTGGGCGGTTTCTGGAAAGGCCCGGGCTTGGCGGCGCCGTCCAGGACATGTATGTTTACCCCGCCTAAACTCTTACCATGGTGCGACATGTAAGACTCCTGCGCTCCAACAACCCAAGGAGACGGCGCGCTGCGACCCTGATTCATTCCCCAATGAGCAGTGAGGAGCGCGCTGCCGCCTTCTTGGATCGTCGTGTCACTCATTGGGGATGGATCATGAATGACAGAACGGGGTTTCGTGCGCAACAAAAGAAATGCGCCTTACGTTTCTACCGACATGTACGATAACTGGAAACACAAGGCGTCACGCGGACTTGCGCAGGTGTTCAGTACTGTCGATTTATTTTGTCCCCTATTGACTTATCAGCAGAAGCCACTAGCGCTTGGTCGGCGCGATGCCAGACTCGAACGCTTCGCGGGCTGCCTCGAGGTCGCGGGGGCGGCTCTGCACGTAGGCGCGGGTCTGCTCGAGCGAGGCGTGGCCGAGGATCTCTGAGACCACCTCGATGCGCGCGCCGCGCTCCACGGCGTTGGTCGCGTAGCCGTGCCGCAGGTCGTGAAGGTGGACGCGCTCCTCGCCGGGTACCGCCTGGAGGCCGGCGGCGGTTGCCAGCGCGCGCGCCCAGTTCGTGAACATCTGGACGGCGTAGGGGTTGCCCTTGGCGTTCCTGAGCACGTAGGGGCTGCGAATGTCGCGCGGCATGTTGTCGATGGCGGCCAGCTCGCGCGGCGTCGCCGGGACGACGCGGCCGCGCTCGCCCTTACATGCCCAGTTGGGCAGGCGGATCTCGCGGCGCTCACGGTTGATCCAGGACCACTGCAGCTGGCGGATCTCGTTCCGCCTCATGCCCGAGTCGCACGCGCACAGCACGATCACGCGCTCGCGTGGCTTCGTGCACACCGCCAGCAGACGCTGCACCTCATCTTCGTTCGGCGCCGTCTCGCGGTGGTCCTTCTGCTTCTCGGTCGGTGCGGTGCAGAGCTTCGGCTCGACATCGAGCAGTCCACTCGCCACCGCGGCGCGCAGCATCGACTTGACGTAGGCCAGCGTCAGGTTGCGGCTGGACGGCGCCAGGTCAGTTCGTGCCTCTCGGTAGGCCACCCAGTCCTGCACGACGAGGCTCCCGGCGTCCCGCTCGCGGTAGCGGTCGACGAACGGCAGCAGCATGGCCTTCACCGAGTACCACGCCGGCCTCGCCTTCCTGGCGGCCTCGTGGTGCGCGTAGAGTTCTCCCAGCGGCACGGTCTTGCGTGTTGGCGCAAGGCGTTCCGATAGCTCTGCGATCAATCGCGCCTGCGCAGCGAGGATCGCGCGCAGTTCGGCGTCGTCCAACGTTTCCCCCCAGGTCGAACGAGCAGTGTTGCCCAACAGGCAACAGCGTCGATATCAGGTACCGGTGTTACGGCTTCGAAACCTTGGTGTTTCGATGCACGCCGCGGCGTCCCACCTTGCGGACGGCAACCTGCGATTTGATGTGATCCAGGTCTCGCAGGATGTCGGCTAGCGCCGTCTCGATGTGCTCCAAGTCGGCGGCCACACGCCGTTCGAAACGGTCCAAGTCTTCGCGGATCGCCTTGAGAGTGCCGAGCATCGGGTTAGACACAGCCGGATTCCTCCATCTCGCGCCGCACGTACTCGAATTGGCCGAGCGCTTCGATGTCGGTCTCCAGCCAGAACGCGCGCTGATTCTCGCGTCGCTCCTTGTCGAGTCGGTGGTCTTTGACGATCGATTGGAAGCCAACCACAACGGCTCCAGCGCAGATGGCCAGCGACACGATGACCCCAGCCCAGACGATCATGTCGAGCATTCCGTCGGTGATCACAGCGGCGGAACCTTCCCGGCGGCAACCGCGCGCGCCAGCGCCTCGTCGAACTGCGTCTTGCCCAGTTTCTTGCACAGCAGCAGCGCCAGGGCGGTCGACTTCTGGTCGGCGGTCATCGCCGCCATGCTGTCGACCTTGAACAGATCCTGGCACCACACCGTGATGTCGTTCTCGTTCCAGCCCATCTTTGCCGCCTCGGCGCGGAACGGCTCGGCGTACTCGGCCACCGCGCCCATGGCGTTCCGCGCGGCGTCCAGCTTCTTGCGCGCGCGCTTCATGAAGTCGGCCGCCTGCGACGAGGCCATGTCGTCGACCGACTTGAGGCCATAGGTCTTGTCGAGCAGGGCCAGCAGCTGCTCGGGCGTCATGCGCATCTGCTCGACGAGGCCGGCGATCTCCGCCTTCTGCCCTTCGCCGATCGGCGGCTCGTGCGTGATGACCTTGCCGCGCGCCACGGCCACTGTTGCCGGTGCGTCGTCTGCCGGTGGCGACAACGGAAGCGCCGCCGCCTTCGGGACGCGGTACGCCGGGGAATCGTCGGCCGGCCCAGCCTGATCCATCTCGTCCGACGTGTAGAGGCCACTCAGCTCTTGCGGGAAGCCCCTACGCAGGCCCAGGGCTTCTGCGCACTTCGCCAGTTGGGACGGCCCCATCTTCGACCAGAACGGCGTGCTCTGCGCGTAGGCGTCCCAGAGAGCCGTGGCCCAAAGCGGCTCCTTGAAGTCGGAGCGCAGGACACCCACCTTCGCGGCTGCCGGCGGCTTCTTGTCCAGCCACACGTCCTTCCACACGCCATCGCCGCCACACCAGAACGGACCGAGTTGGCCGGCGTAGCGACCGGTGCGCTCGGCGATCAGGCGGAAGCCGTCGATCGACGTCTGGATCCCCATCTTGCCGCCGCGGTGGATGCAGTAGATCTGCTTCGCGAACGGATCCAGCCCGGTGCGCTGGCAGACCTGGACGAACAGTTGCAACTCGTCGTTGGTGGCGTCCTTGGCGATGGTGCGCTTGATGAGCGCGATCTTCTCGGCATCGTAGTCATCGCGCATGCGGACCAGCTGGCCACCAGCGCGGGCAAGGTCGGTCGTCTCTGCGGTGCTCATGCTGCGTTCTCCTTTTCGATTCGTTCAACGATTCCATTCACGAGCCGCAGCCCGTATGCCTCCAACGCCGCCGGCAGTTCATGCGCGAACGGCTCGCAGTACCTCAGGTCGGTTTCATCGACGGTCGCGCCGACGTAGAGCGTCTGCGCGTACTGCAGCGCCATCAGCTTCGCCACGCCGGCCAGCATCGAGTGCGGGAGCGTCATCGGTGCGCCCCGAGCAGCAGCATCAGCCCGACGTGCGCCACGATGGCGAGCACGACGATTGCGGCGGTCATTGCGGCGTCTTTCATCGCCCCACCAGCCCGCCGATGTCCCACGCCACCTTCGACGCCCACGCCATCAAGCCCACAAACACGGCGAGGCAGCCCAGCACGATCAGCGCAGCCCGCCCCGCGATGTGCAGAACCGAGCGGCGCCTCATCCAGTGGCCATAACAGACGCGGAACATCGAGAGCATGCCCACGCCGCTGTCGCGAGCGAACCGACGACGGTTGACGCAGTCGATGCACCTCACTGCAGCACCGTCGGCTTCTGCGGCTTCTCGCCCGCTAGCAACCACACGCGCGGGTCGACGCCGAGAGCGGCCAGCCTTTGAAAGCAATCGAAAGCCGCGGCTCGCATCATCGAGTCAGACCCCATACGGAAGCCCCAGTACAGCCCAAGGCCAGCGCCGCCGCATGCAGCGCAGGCAATCCAGAGGAGGGAGATCATGACGTCGCCTCCTCGCACTGCCAGCAGTCGCGGCAGATGCCCGACGTCAGCAGCAGATTCGCCGGCTTGACGTCGCCGCACTCGTCGCACGCCTTCGTCTCGCAGTACCAGCAGCCGCCGTCCTCATCGAGCGGCTCGCGGCACTCGGGGCACGCCGGCGCAGGCTCACCCTGGCCCTCGTACTCGTCGAGGTAGCTCATGCTTCACCGATGCCCTTCAGCGCGTCCATGGCCAGCCGAAGGTGCAGGTCGCGGCGCACCGACGTCTTGGGCAGCTTCAAGGCGCGCTGGAGCTGCCAGGTCGCGCGGTCCAGGCGGTCCTGCAGCCACTCGTTCGTGCGGCACAGCAGCGCGTTGTCGATGGCCGCCGAGTCGAGCGGGGCGGCGGGGCGGGTGATTTCGTTGTCCATGAGTGAACACTAACAACTGTTCACATTGGGCGCAAGCAGAAAAGTGAACACTCACAAACTTTCTTCAGTTCGGCTTGCCGGGCGGGGTCGGGTTGAGTTCGAAGACCTTGCCGGCGTTCGGGTACGCCATGGTCTGCGTCACGAAGATCCTCGGGGCAGCGATGCGCTCAAAGAGCTTGGCTATCACTTCGACCGTGCACGCCAGGCAGTCCTCAGCACCGAGGACATCACTGTGCATGCACTTCATGACAGCCCTCCAGGCCAGTGCTTCGCGTCAGCCGGCCAACCCGTAAGCTTGGCGATTTCCTCGGCCCTGGCGCGCGGGATGGGCCGGTCTCCCTTGCGCTGCATGGAGAGCAGTGACGCCTGCGACCCGATGCGCTTGGCCAGGCTGCGCAGGGTGAACCCTTTGGGCTTGGCCGCGCGGATGGTGGCGAAGAACGGGTCCTCTGACGCCGCTGATCGGCCCTTGCTGATGGCGATGCGATTTTCGAGTTGCATCTGTTCACTACGAGTGTTAACACTTGGGCTGTGAACGTGCAAGCGCTGATATTCCCCGACTGCCTCGATCAACTCCCGCTGTGCCTTCAGCAGCGCATCGAGAGCCGCATCCTCGGCTGCCAGCTGCGCGGCGAGTCGGTCGCGACGGCGGCGAGCGCGGGTGACTTCGAGTTCCAGGGGACGGCGCGGCACGGCGTGAATCGATAGCACATCAGCAACCACAACCCAAGGAGACCAGATGAACGCACGCGATCAGCTCAAGTCGTACCAGAACATGACCACCACAGTCGTCCCGCAGCCGCCGAGGATGCCAATCGGCCACGTCCTGAAGACGCACCCTCAGCAGTTCCAGGACATTCTCGATGGCGCGAAACCTTTCGAGGTGCGCAAGGATGACCGCGACTTCGCCACCGGCGATAGCGTGGTGCTCGTCGAGTACGACCCCACGAGCAAGCAGCACACGGGACGATCGACAACGCGCGCCCTCGGCTTCCTCGCGCGCGGCGCTCCCTACCCGGCTGGCTACTGCGCGTTCATGCTGGGTTACGGCGACGTCATCAACGTGCCGCAGGTGGCGATGACCGGCTCGGGCCGCATACGCTGATGACCCGCGCCGCCATTATCGCGAACCGCCTGTGGGACGAGGGCAACCGGGCGTGGCTGGCAGCCCTCGAGGCGGCCAGGGCCGAGGGCATCACGCTGCTGGAGCTGATCGAACGGCGCGTGTGCGAGTGGGAGCGGAACTTCGAGATGGCGAAACGAGAGGAGCGACAATGAGCGACGAGACTAGGCATCCAGCGCGGGCCGTGCCTATCGAGCCCGCGCCCCAACCGCCAGCCGACGCGGCGACCAATGAAGGTTGGCCGTGCGTGCCTGCGCATCAGTCTGCCAACCCATCGACGAATCCGCCCTATACCGCCGCCCCTCCCGTCTCGGGCGATGGCGATGAGGCGGTGGTGCGGGGTAGGATGCCGTGGCCCCGGCCGGCGTGCGACATGAACAGCCCATGCGGAGGCTGCTTCACTCGCGGCATTTGCGACCAGCTCATGTGGGATTCGGGCTACGCCGCCGGCCTCGAACGTGGCCGCGCTCTCGGGGCGAGGGATGAGCGGGATGCGTGCGAGGCAATCGCTCGCATGCTGCCGCAAACACCGCGTGTAAAGGTGGCCCGCGCAATCGCCGATGCCATCGCTCGTCGCTCTGGAGGGCAGGGCAAGTGATCAGCATCGACAACTTTGTGGCCGAGCAAGCGCTGAATCAGCGGCAGTTCGCAGCGCTGAAAGCTCGCGACGCCGAGTGGCGCCGTCTCGTCGAGGAAGCGCAGGGCGAGACGAGGCGGGTGAACAACGAGGCGCAGCTGCGCTTGGCTGCCGTCGGGACAGCGGCAGAGGAAGCGCAGGCCGAGCGGGACCGCGCATACCTGACGTCCGCTGAGTATCTGGCCGCGAAGAATGATGCCGAGGCCGAACGCGACCGGCTCAAGGGCGAGCTGGCGATGGAACGCAACGCCTACGACACAACGTTGTATCGGCTCAAGGGCGAGCTGGCCGAGGCGCGTGCGATGGTTCTCGATGCATGCGCAGCCCACGCCAGCGACTGCCGATGCGAATGGTGTGCCTTCCTCGCGGCGACGCCAGCCGAGCAGGCGCAGGGGGAGGTGGCGAGGCACTCGAAGGACTGCGCGCAACTCGAAGAGAAGCTGGGAGGATGCGCCGACGACTGCCCTCAGCGCGCAGAGTGCGGATGCACGACCAACGGTGTGTGCGCCTGTGTCGCTGCTGACTCACAGGCCCAGACCAACGCCCAGGTCGCCGCGCTCGCCAAGCGGGTGAAGGAAATCGAATCCTGGCGCAACTCCGCAGCACCGCCGCCACTGCCCGACTACGCCCACCACCACACGTTCAGGGCGGACACCAATCCCACCTGGTCTGAATATTGCGGCGCGCGCGTTCGCGGCGGCGACAGTCCATTCTGCGGGCAGGTTGAGGATTGGTACGGGCACCCCAAGGACGTCCCCGCGCCGCCCCCGCCCGAGGCCGCCGGGCCTGGGCATGCGTTCGTGTTCGGCCGCTTCCCCGACTACTGTCACGCTGAAATCGACGGCGACTACTGCAAGCGCCGAGCATCTCACCCCATCCACGCCGTCCCGCCCATCCCTGAGGGCGCGAAATGATCGGACCTTGCCAGTTCTGCAAGCCACACGAGCAACAAGGCGCAGACCGCGAGCGGCGGCGAATCAGACGGGCGCAACGGGAGGCGCTGGTAGCCATCGGAGCATTCTCTGGATGGAACGAGAGCCGCGTGACCGACGCACTCAATGTCATCGACGCCGCCACGCGCGCGCCGAAGAAGGGACGCAAGTGAGCAAGCTGGGTCAGCGACTCGCGACAGCCGGCCTGTTCGTCTGCACGAAGTGCGACTACTGGGACTACCAAGCGCCAGCAGGAAGGCGCCTGGTCCACGTCTCTCGCGCGAACGGCGGCTACACGCATCAGTGGTGGAGAACGCGCGCGCCGCGGAAGGGGAAGCGCAAGTGAGCAACCACTCGACCAAGCGCGACGCTAACCACGCCGCCGTTGATCTGGCCTTGCGAACCGATGGCTGGCAGACGCGCGACCTGCACTCGGTGGGCAAAGACTTCCCAGACATAATCGCGTCGCAGCCGGGGATCAATCTGCTCGTCGAAGTCAAATCGAAGCGCGGCAAGCTGTCGCCAGGCCAAGAGACGTTTCACCGCACATGGGCGGGGCCGTGCATCGTGGCGTATAGCGGCGAGGAGGCCGTGGCGAAGGCGCGAGTAGAACTGGCGCGGCGCGGACTAGCCGATGCGGTAGACTAGGAGGCAGCATGAGCAAACACTCGCCAGGTCCGTGGAACATCGGTGCGAACGATGTTCTGTACACGGCAGATGGCGAAGACATTGGAGTCCTGGGCTTCGGATCCAAGGCCGACGATCGCCTCATCGCCGCCGCGCCCGAGATGCTGGCTCTCCTGCGCAAGGTGGCGTCCGTTCGGTACATCGAAGACGTCGAGATCGACCCGATACTCGCCCTCCTGGCCCGCATCTACGGCTCACCCGAGCCGTAGATAACCAGCCAACTGCGCGACCGGCAGCACCACGACCCGTTCCGCCACGCGGTCGCCGTTGCGGCTGTGCCCATCTGCCGAGGTGTTGCCAGAAATCGCGTCCAGGCTCACGGGAAGCAGCGACACGTCGGTCACGATGCGCACGTGGCCCTTGCCTTTTCCGTGGTCCTCTATCAGCAGGCAGCCCGGCTCGGCAATTGGGATGATCAGATCGGGGTTGAGTTCCAGTAGCCGCAGCGCGCCAGCCGAGCGACGCAGCCGCAGAGTGATTCGCAACGCTGCCGCTGCGTCTTCGATCCACGCGCACGCACTCGCGCCGCACCATGACGCGGGCCGGTCGATGCCGCGCCGCCTGAGCCACTCGCGGATCTCTGGACCGTCGTTGGGGCCGTCGGTCTCCAACGACACGCCGGTTGCCCAGCGGCGCGCGTTGGCGATGACGAGCGCGGCGAGCGGGGTCATTGGGCGAACATGTAGAAACTGAAGATCGCGGGTCCACCCGTGCAGGTAGCAAGGATGTCGGGGAATACTTTCGGCGTGGCCACCCAATTCGATATGGC